CTACAATACCATTCTTTGTGTTTTCAGCGTCAATGACCTTTTGAAAAAAGATCCTTCCATCAACATACCATCTTCTAAAGAGGTCGTGTCCTCTCGTATTAAATTGTAATAGTCTTAATACCTCAGCAAATTCTTCTTCTATTCTTACTTTAATTTTTGATGAATAGTTTAGTCCGTCTGTAATAACTTTTACAGCTTGTTTATTTTCGTTTGAGGTAATTGCTTCATTTACAATATCCTCAATTGCCATATCACATTCTGGATGTAAAGCAATTTCTCTATATCTTCTAATTAGATCCTGCTCAGTCTTAGCAGTACCTTCCATATCAAGGTAACTACCAAAGAAACCACCAGCGGCAACTACTTGTGTGCCGTCTTCCGCTTGAGGTTGACTAAACTGTTGTTTTGGATCTGTTTGTGGTTTAACTCGTGTAATATTAAAACCAAATAACTCTGCCATAATTTATTCCTTTATTTTCTCCTAACTACTTATAATAGTTTTAAAAGGGCGCTTTTGACGGCGCCCCTTAAATTTATCTACTATGTAGTAGTGTTTGTTTCAAAATATTGATATTGGAAAGTTACACCAAATGTTTCAACTTCATCATTCGTTGCAAAATTCAAATCAATAGCTGCTATATCCACAGGAAAAGCGCCTCTCAAAGTATAAGATTTTAATGTATTACCGTTTCTGTCTAATTGGTCAACAAAAGCATCCACTTGATAGTCAACAGGATTTGATAATCCTTCGTTGTCTGTCATATTGTTGATACCGTTTTGCCATCTTTCAAAAGCATTTCTTAACTTAAAGTTTGTATCGTTAAGAACCGTAATAGACCAATCAGCAAATGTTCTATCACCTGCTATTTTGATCTGTCTGCCTCTAAAAGGTACATTGACATTACCTACTGTCATAGCAGGTATTGTTGTACTTGTACATAGAAACGCTAGGTCTTCTATTTCTCCACCAACTTGTGCGTAACCAGGAAAAGGCATTGTTACCTTAAACTGATTGGCTCTTGCGCCACCACCAGCAAGTTTAGCTTTGAAGTCATTTATGTTTGCCATTTTTTATTCTCCTATTCTAAAATTACCCTGCCACTTCTTCAAAAGAAACGCCAGTTCTGGTTGCGACAAATGATAATGTGATAAAGTTGATACTTCTAGCAGGTTTCACAAAGATTTCTGCTACAAATTCATTTCTATCAATTACATCGCCAGTGTTATTAGTTTCATCACATACTACTAAAAAGTCTGTGATACCACGTCTACCTTGTACTTCTCTTAAAAAAGGTTCTACAATGTTTCTAAAGTTCGCTCTTGTAAATTCGTCATTAAATTCAAAGAGTTGGAATTTAGAAGCAGTTGATATTGCCTTCTCTAAAGTGATAAACAAACGTCTAACATTTATTCTATCAAAAGCACTTGGTGATGATAAACCAGTTTTATCTCCAAACAAGATTGTTCCTTGTCCTGAGAAAGTTGCAACTGGATTTACTCTACTTGCATAAAGGTCATCTCTTTGTACTTTTGTAGGGTTGTATGCTAATTTAGCAGCACCTCTTACTACACCTCTATTTAATCCAGCAGGTGAGTACCAAGCGTCAGCTAAAATGTCTGTTCTAGCAGCCAATCCAGCAATGTCTCCGTTTAATGGTACATATCTGTACACATCATTATATCTATCGTATCCGTATTTGTAACCACTATCAAACACAACATAACTAGATGATCTGATTCCATCAAAGAAAGCAGTTACATTAGCAGTTTGTGTATTTGAATTAGAAACATTAACTACATCACTTCTTTGAGGACTTGCAAAGACAACACAGTCTTTTCTGTTCTCAGCAATAGTAATTAAGTTTTCAACGTGAGTTGTAGAACCACTAGGTCCAGCGATGATTAAACCTAAATCTACTGTATCAGCGTCATTAAACTTTTCATAAGCAGTTTTAATTTGACCGACAGTAGAAGTAGATCCATCTACTCCACCAGATAATGATTCACTTGAAGGTACGTCAACAGCAGTAAATGTTGTTCCTGCAGCTGCATTACCCCAATTGGTACCAGAAGTGTTATGATCCATCCAAAATACATAATTAGATTTATTACTAATTACTGTTGGGTAGTAGTTAACATCTCCTTGTGGTGATTTTGCGTCTGAAGCTTTTGATAGTTTAGAATAAGATTCTAAAACTGTTCCAGGTACGCCTGAAACATCTCCGTCTTCATCAACAACAACTACGTGTATTTCATCTCCAGAGCCTGATCTAGCAGAAGCCCAAGCAGAAGTTCCAGGAGCGCCATCAACTTGATCTGCGTATCTCCATCTTCTTTTGATCCTTGCGTCATCAGCTACAGCAGAAATTAATCCACCTTCGCCTCTAGGATGTTGTACAATACCAATAGATGTTGAAGCAACACTAGTAACTCTATATTTTTCACCTGAAGTGAAATCTACGCCAGCACCAGTTGTAGAAAACTCAATGATGTCGCCAACATTAAGGTAACTTGTTGCGTCTGAGTCAACAGCTATTGATGTATCTCCAACACTAGTAGAACCATCTACTTGTTGGGATGTAGTTGTGATTTGTTCAAATGCCGAAGCACTTGGACAAGTTGCGACTAATAAAGAATTACCCCAAGCACCTGCTGATCTAGCAGCAAATGTTCCTACTGAACCTTGTCCAGTTGAGTAATTATCTTCGTAGTCTTGTTTATTTTTTACAAGTAGTCCACTACCACCAGCGGTAGCGTTTACTAAACTTGTTTGGTCAGCTCGTACTATTCTTAATGAATTAGAATATTGTAGAAAGTTAGCAGCGCTGAAAAAATACTCAAAGTTTGTACTATCAGGTTTACCAAATGTATCTACAAGTTCTTGTTCACTAGATATAGAAACTATCTCATCTAAAGGACCTTTGCTGAATTGTCCAGCAATTGCACCGATTGAAGTTGATACTGCAGGAATGATTCTTGTTAAATCTCTTTCCTGTACGAGAACACCAGGTGATACTTGAAATGCCATAAGTTATTCTCCTCTAATTAGCTAATTTAGTTGTCATTTTATTCAAAACTCGTATTATTCATACGCCCATATTTAAATTTCATTCTTACTGATATTTATAATAGTGTAAAACCTAGTGGTTTTTTCGTACCACAGGTATCCATCTATCTCCATATTCATCAATTGTTTCTTCGTCTTGTTCGTTAATACCATCATCTACGAAACCAAAAGGTGCCATATCTTGTTCTATTAAATTTTGTTGTTCAGAATACATCTGCATACGAGCATTTAAATCAGTAAGTTCTTTGAAATAACCTTGGTTTGATACCCAACCAAAGATAACTAAACACATCATTAAATCATCATTGCTACCGTCCTCAGCCTGCCAGGATTGACCTCTTTTAGCAAAAGTTGACATCTCCTGTATGATTTTGAAAGAGTTGACTACCAACTTATCTCCTTCAATAAGTGTCTTTAAATTGGCACATCCTACTCGTTTAATCTGTTTTGTCATACGAACACCTAAAGATGAACCACGACCACTATACATAGCACCTAATATTTGACCAGCACGACCTTTTTGAGTACACATTAATACATTAGGATATTCTATTTCATATTGCAAAGCTTCTGCTATTTGTTGACCTATATCATTTACTTCAGTTAGAATATGTGCTTGATTATATCTTCTAGCAATTTCAGATATAATATTAGGAAACACAAAAGGTTTTACCTCATTATTTTTGTAAATTGCAACGACTCTAAATGGCATTTTAGTTACATCAAATACTACAAATGCTGAGTAATCTTTTTCTACACCTCTAGCGACATCAACTGTAACCACATATGTACGACCTTTAATAGGTTGCTCAAATTGATCTACACTTCCTTTTGATAGTGTAGGTGGTTCATAAGTTAAAGTTTTGATTTTTGATGGTGAAATAAGAGTATTAACAGAACCTAAAAACTCACATTCAAACTCTTGTTGAAATTGCTCTGCTGATGTATTTCTAATTGTTTGTTCTTTCCACTCGTCATCTCTACCAGGCACCTCTGACCAATGTACTTCAATAGGAATATAATCGTTTCTTTTCT